ATAGCGTTCACGGCCATAATACCAATATTCACGTATAGCACCTGCTATAGCTTCAATCGCTGCCGCTTTAGGTGATACCTGCCCTGAATCTTTTTTCCAATGCAAGCTCTTAATAATGGAAGGTTCTTCAAGCACACACATGTGTCGTTGCAACTCTTCATCATACCTCCACCCTCTTTTTGCAAAAGTGACTTCACTTATATCTATGAAAGGTTTACTTGCAGATGTTTTATCTGCCATGGTATAAGTAATACCAACACTATCAAAGACACCTTGTATGTTTGTGTGGTTAAACCATGGTGCATCCTGCGACACACCACAAACATTATCATCACCCAAAGTCATTAAATGCACATTACTCTTAAATGAAGTACACTCGCGTTTAGGATTTAACTCAATATACACTGAGCGCATATAAAGACAATTTATAATGGAATTCAACAACAGTGTTAGAGGATGCCCAGAAGGAATTCCTCCAACAAAACGTAATATTGTTCCATTCCAATCTACAACGTTATACGCAGTATCAACTGATATACCATATATCACTTGGATATCGTCTTGCGACATCCCTCCCCTCTTAGCCAATTGGATCAAAACCCAAAAAGCTTCCATTATGGCTTGTGAGCTAATACCTGTATCAAAACCTTTATAATCTCCTGCCACTAATCGATGTTTCCCGAAGTGTGTCAAGTACCTATACAAAATATCCCAGTCATCGCTTTGTGCATTCATTGCTGCGGCTGATTCAAAAACGTAATTGTAAGTATGCATTAAACGAGCAACCCATAGGAGCATCATACGCACAACTATGACCCAAGCAACTGGCGCTCCCGTGAATACACGAATCTTTCCTATTTCATCTTTTGCCTTTGAAATAACCTCATCTTTTAGATTGGCTGAGAAGATTGGATTTACCATTTTCCCCTCCATGTATGTTTCAAGGATATGCCTAATTCGCTCTTCTATTTCGGGAGTAAATTTAACTGCATCACCCAAACCTCGCAAATAACCTTCATCATCTTTGCAAAGGAAATTCTTCTTTACCTTGC